TGGTACTAAAAATGTTCTATTTTCTCTGCGCTAAAGGAGTATCTCCTGCAGCTTTGCTTCGTACTTTGCGACTGCATTTTCTTGCATCTTCATATTTCTTTTATGCAGGTATACTCTTTCGAGCATTCTTGTGTCGACGTGTCCTGTTTGCTGTATCAGGGTATAGTTGTCGACTCCTGCTTCGTGCATGAGGGTGCAATAGGTGTGTCTGAGAGAGTGGATGTGGATGTCTTTGCCAACGTCCGCTGTGTCTCTCCATTTGCGGAAAAGTCTGCTGAAGTTGGCTGTGTTGTACGGTTCGTCGCTGCCATCTTTTGAGAGAAGGTACTTGTAACCGCCTCTACCTGCCCTCTCTTCGCGTTTTTTATAGGCACGAAGGGTTTCTATCAGGCTCTTTGGTATGGCGATTTCTCGTGCGCTTTTCTTGGTCTTTGGGCTGCCGATGACGTCGACGGTTTTGCCTGTGCGTTTGTCGACGCTGCGTACGAAGGCTCTTTCAATCCTGATTGTTCCTCTTTCAAGGTCTATGTCGTCCCACCTGAGTCCTAGGAGTTCTCCTCGTCTCATCCCTGTATATAGGAGGAGGTCTATGGATATTCCTAGACGATGCTTATGCGCTTCCTCTAGTAGTCTTTTGATTTCGTCGTTTGTCATGGCTCTTCCGTGGTTTTGTTCTACGGTCGGTATGTCTACATACTTTGCTACGTTCTTATCGATGTAGCCTAAGCCTTCTGCGTATTTGAGGCTTTGCCGCAGGACGCAACAGACGATTTCTTTGACGATGGAGGAGGCGAGCTCTTCTTTTTTGATTTCGATGAGCGCGGCGATGTCCGAGGGTTTTATCTCGGTGAGGAGTTTGTCTCCTAGGTGGGCGTCAATGTGGTTATGATAGAGGTAGTTGTATTTGCTTTTTGTTGCGGGGCTGAGCTTTGTTTTGCTCTTTATCCACTCTTTGTAGAAGCGGGCGTAAGTTACGCTCTTTTTGGTTTGGGAGGAGGAGGATAATGATGCTCCCGATGTGTTGATGCTGCCGCCAATATTACTTCCTTTCTTTTCAAGGTCTGCCATGCGGATGACGGCGAGCAGGTCGGTGAGTGTGATTTGTTGTTCTTGTACTGCCTGTATGTTCATGTTGTTATGTTTTCCTGCCTTTCTGTTTTGCGAGTCATACAGGCTTTCCACTATGTTGTTCTTTTCTTCTTTGTGTGGTAGAAGATAACATAGTGGACGCTGTATGTAAATGCTTTGCTATTCAGTTTGTTTTTACGGTTTAACGCGGTGAATGATTGGAGGAAAGGCGTGTCAGTCCGTTCGCTAGGACAATCCGCGCGTCAGTGCAGTCCGTATTTCTCTAGCATGTTGTATGCGGTTGATGTGCCGCCTGTCATTTGCATCTGCACTTCTGTCTCAGTCATTCTAGGTCTGTTCCATCCGAGATACCCGTCGGGGTTTTCCCATAATTCGAGGAGATCGTCCATATATTCATCCTCGCCTTGTTCGGGGGAGACTGCCATGGCGTCTTTGTAGTAGGCGACTGCCATTGATAGGGCGTCGAGTCTATCGTCATGCGCTAAGGCATGAGGCTGTTTGTGGATGCGGGTCATTTGGTAGATGAGGCTCTTGCGTTGGTCTTTTTGGTAAACGGTGTAGTCGTCTTTGATGACGCTTGTGTCGACGATGAGTTTATGCTGCATGAGCACGGGCTCTAGGGTGTCGATGATGCGCGCTTCTTTTTGTATGCTTTGCCGTATCTCTTCAACGGTACATGGATACATTCTAGTAAGGACGGGTTTTAGGAGCTCTGTATACATGCCGTCGCCGAAGTTGGATTCGACGATGATGTTGGAGACGTTATGATACTTCGCCTTAACCGCAAGGGCTGTGAGGACGCCTTCGCTATATCCTCCTTCAAAACCGCCGAGTTCGACTAAGAAGAGGTAGCCGTTGAGATACTTTACGACTGCATAGGCTGTTTCGTCCTTGCCTCTTCCTGATGGGTCGATTGCCATGACGCTTATTTTGTATGGCAGTGTTTCTTCACTGCGGCTTAACGGCGCATAGTAGTAGTCGCCCTTGAGGGCTGTGCAGGGGATGTCGTGGAGTCTCTGCTGTTGTCCTGTTGCCCATGACCATTTGATGGATGCTTCTTTAGGGTCGAGGTCTGCGACGATGAGGTCTTGGACTTTGAGGGGGTATTTCTCTGCGTCGCTGAGGGAGGTGTTCAGGAGAAACTGTAAGGCATACCCTGCTCTGCCGTAAGAGAGGCGTCTCTTGTCAATTTCTTCTTGGTCGAATCTCCTAGGGTCTGTGGGAGTGCCTGCATAGAGGGCAAAGTCTTTTTCGCATCTCTCACGAAGGAGTGGGGCGAGTCGGTCTCCATACTGCTCTAGGAGGCTCTCTGTTGCAGGGTATTCGACGGGGTAGATGATGGTGGTGTAGCCTCGCTTTTGCAGCTCCTCGTAAAGACTCATTTCACATTGGGGTGTGCCGAGGTAGATGATTCTGCCTTTGGGTTTCAGGATGGCGTCATATTCTTTGACCGCTTCACTAAGTCTATCCCTTTGTACCTGTGTGCCGCTGTTGGAGGGGACTTCGACGTCATCGGAGATTAAGAGGTCTGCGCGAGAACCTGTGATTTGTCCGTAGATGCCGACGGACTTGACTGAGGGACTGGCGTCGGGTTTGCATCCGTTGACGTCAAAGAGGTTCATGGTATCCCGATGCCCCTTTGCGCTGTCGGGCTGCATGTCTCTGAGGAAGGGGATGACCTGCATGATGCGCTTGATGAAGACGGCGTTGGCGTCTGCACGGTCTTTGCTGGCTGAGATGATTTCGACTTTGATGTTCCTGTCCTTCCAAAGTGACCACACGCAAAAGGCGCATGTGATGAAGCTCTTGGCGACTCCTCTGAAGCCTTCTAGTATCATGCGGTCGGAGGGGAAGTGTTGGATGTTCTTTGCGATGTCGAGCTGGATTTCTGTGGGTTCGGGGAGTCCGATTTCTTTCCAAACGATCCATAGGAATACGCGAAAGTCTTCGGCTGCTCTTTTGATTTGAGCTTTGGTATATGCACTCCCCGTGCGGAGGGGCTGTTGTCTGAGCATTTAGTTACTGCCCTCCGTTCCCATCCATAAGGTCAAAGGGGTCGAAGTCGGGGATGTGGTGTACTTCCTTCTCAAGCTCCTGCACTCCCTGTGTCTGAGGCTGTGTGATGAGGCGGTTCTCTTTGAGGAATTTCCTGACCTTTTCAAGGAATGCGGGGCTCTTGCGGAGGTCTTCGTCGTGAAGTCCTTCGAGGAGGGCGTCGACTTCGAGCTCGGCGATGAGGTCTAGGGTTTTAGGGTCGAGTTTTGCCATAGGCTTGTCCTTTCTTTTGTTTATTTGTCTATGTGTGCCGTATCGTCATTATTTGCCAAAGTGGATTTTCCACCGTAGTTCTGCGCCTGTGGGGGTCATGTTCTTTTCCGGGCTGAGGTGTAGTTCTGCTTCAACGCTGTGTTTGCGGCTGTAATTTCTTTGGAGGCTGATGGGGATGTATACGTTGCCTCTTTCAACGCCCGCGCCGATACCAAGTTCCCAGTTGCGATAGGTGTTGATTTTGTAGACGTCTAGGTTTACTGTTCCGTCTGCATTAGGTTTACGATTGTCGGCAGAGGGAGCGATGAGGGTTTTGTCTGTGTCTTTTAATGCGAGGGGCGGGAGGTGCGGGTCTTTTGCTTTGATGCGTTCTTTGGTTTCGCTGAGGGCTTGTTCTTTTGTGATTGTGTGGGCGTCGGCGGTGTAGGTATAGGATGCGTCGGGTTTTCTTTTGCCTGTATGGATTTTTCTTGCTGTGCTTGCCACTGTAGCAGCGTCGCTTTTTTTGAGCTGCGCTGTGTTCTGTAAGAGGTTCGTATCTTCGAGTGCGGGTGCGTCGCTGTAGGTGACGGTGTTGGTGGTCGGCGGGGCGATGCGGCGTTCGAGGTAGGAGTTTACGGCGATGCCGATGAGGGAGAGGCAGATGCCGATGAAGGCGTAGATGACGATGCGGTCTAATGGGAGAGATTTGATTGGGGTGCTTTTGAACATATATGTATGTTTCCTTTCTATGTGTGTTAAATGAACAAAAAATAAGACACATAGGAGGATGTGTGTATTGTCCTATGTGTCTTATGTGTGGTATATTTAGCTGTGAGAGGTTCTGTTCTTCCGATAATACGGTAGGCGGCTAACTCTTGCCCCCGAAGGGGGTGAGCATATGGATGATACGAATGTGACGTTGTTCCTTCTGATAATCCTTGTAAGTCTCTTAAAAAGAAAGTGACCGCCCTCTGAGTCCCACAACTTGAGGCGGTCATTTCGTTCGAAGGTCTGTTAGGGGCATAGCCGTTTACCTCGTCGGTAAGCTACAATGCCTCTTTTTTCTATGCTTATATTATAGGATGGATGAGGGGAGAGGTCAAGAGAAAAGTCTTTAACCTTAAACTAATTATCCTGCGCGCCTTAGTGCTCCTGATAGTAGATTGCTTTGCCTCTGATGTCGTCGAGCTTTGCGTAGAGGTTCTCCCCCGGGCACGCGGTAGGCATGAGGTCTCTGTGCCCGAGGACGGTGCTGTCGTTGATGCAAATGCTGTTCAGGTCTGCGATGGCGGCGATGAGCATTGCGGCGCTCTCAATCTGATTTGAGGTAGGTTCTGCAATCTCAAAGTTGCCGCAAAGGTGGATGCCGATGGTGTGGCTGTTGTGTCCGTAGGCGTGTGCGCCGATGGTATCGCCGGGGCGTCCTTGTTCGATGCTTCCGTCTTTGCGGATGACGTAGTGATAGCCGATGCATGCCCATCCTTTTGCCTTGTGGCTTGCGTCAATCTCGGCGGCGGAGAGGTCGTCGTCCTGCGGATTTCCTGTGTGGTGGAGGACGATTTTGTCGGTGTATTTGCGGTCTTCGAGTTTGTCCCAGTCGATATTGAAGGTGCGAGGGTGGATATAGAGGTTTTTCATTGTGGTTGGCATTTTGGTGTTCTAGTTCCTTTCGTCTTTGTCGTCGCCGGTAGTTTCTTGTTCGTATTGGTCGGGGATGCCGTTGTGGTTGTTGTCGATGAAGCTTTTGGCGAGGAAGCCGATGACGGCGATCCATGCTCCTGATGCTATTTCATGGAGAAAGGCTCTGAGCTCTTCGAGGTTGGGTGGGGTGTCGGTATCTAGGTGCCGATACCAGTCGTAGCCCCAAGCGGTGAGGTATGCGCCGACGCATACGACGATGGTGAGGGCATACCATGTGATGTACCGCATGGCGGCATGGGTGGGTGTTAGATACTTTTTTGCAAGGGGCGGGAGGCGGGATGTGAGGTGTCGTAGTTGTTTTAACATATGGATGATTGTTTATGTCTCCTTTCTATCATCGTCCACCTAATGCCCATGTGAGGAGGGAGGCGAAGATGCCGACGATGGTGGTGCTTGCTCCAATGGCAAAGCAGATGTCAGAGCGGAATTCGTCAATCCTCTTGTGTGCGCTCGCAATAGACTCGGTGAGGCTGTGGAGCTGTTTGCCGACGCTGTAGAGTTCGGTCTTTAGAAACGGGTGGTCGCGTCTGATGGTTTCGAGTTGGGTTTCGATGCGGATGAGGCGTTCGTGGATTTCGTGGTATTCTTGCTCTGCCATTTATGTCCTTTCTATGTGGGTGGTGTTAGGGTGTTTCTTGTTTGGGAGGAGGGAGGGCTCTTATAGGCGCTTTTTTTTACTGTTGTCACAGAATATGAAAAGCCCATAGGATTCAAAGGCGTCATACGCAAAAGACGCCTTAAAATCTGTTGGGAGAAAGGGGATTGGCACATTTAAGGTAACGGGGTAATAACTTCCGGCACTGTTTGTGATGTAGTTGATCGCTATGGTAGCACGATACTGTACAGTGTATTTTTTTGAGCTGCTATCTATTGTCGCACCGGCTTCTAAGTTAAGATGGGAGGTAATCGGTGCTGTGGGCACAGGCGGATTAACCACATTTTGTGCCGCATGAAGAAGCGTCGCATACTGTCCTAGGCGTTCTTCAACAGGATGGGTTGAGGGGGAGGGGAGTAAAATTATATGCATCGTCCTGTTTTGTTGCTCCACCTTATTCATGGCATCGGGGAGGGGGTAGCTTACGTTGTTAACGTCCGCGAGCTTATTAAGTGGGATGCGTATGAACTGTAGGTCAATGGCAACAATATAATTATCCCCACCGGTTCCTCCTCCTCCTCCTCCTCCTCCTTGATTCGCCGCCATCAACGCCTTGAGCGCCGCTATCTGGGTGTCCCCTTCTGTGTGGACAAGGGTCTTTTGCTGCGCCCCTTCTGTTCTGATTTGCTCCAGTTGATTCGCGGTGTTTTCATTGAGATGCCGTTCATGGAGATGTGCACTGTCTTGTATAGCGGTTGTAAGCTCTTGGCGTTTGAGGTCAAGTACGTCGAGGACTTCGCCCTTTTTGCGGCTGATTTCATCTTTTGCGTCTTGCAGTACTTTATGGATTTCATTCTTCAGGAGTTCAGGAGCCTGGGCGAGATAGGTTTCAAGCTCCTGTTTGACTTGCTTCGATTTGTTGAGGATGTTGTTGTAGTCGTGCTGTAAGGATTCGATGGAGCGGGTGAACATGTTGTTGAGGCGGTCATAGAGGTCGCGTGCGGCGCTGTTCGTGTTAATAAGAGCCGCTTGTGCGCTGTACGCTTCCTTGATTTTGGATGTGAGGTTTGTCAGGAGGGTTTCGACATTTGTTTTTGTATCTTTGAGGGTCTGCACTGCCGCGTCAATGTTGTCTTTGATACTTTTGACTTCTTCTTTTAGACGGTCGACGTGCATGGTGGTGTTCGAGAGTAAAGCGTCGGCATCTTGGCGCATCTGCTGAAGTGCGGCGCGTATCTGAGAGACGTGTGTGTCTGCGTCTGCTTTGAGGTTGCTGAGCTCGGCTTCGATGTCGTTTTTGATTTTGTCTGCTTTTGCTTTGAGGCTGTCGAGGGTGTCTTCTGCATAGCGTCTGAGGGCTGTTTCGCTCTCGTCGGTGATGCGTTCGAGAAGGGCTTTACCGCCTGTGATGAGGCGGGTGAGTTCGTCTTTGCCGATGGCGATGATGAGATTGAGGTCTCTCTTCCCTTCGAGGATAATCGTGGTAAGCTCGCGCCGTCCGCTCATAATCAGCATGGTGAGGTCGAGGCGTCCTCTGCTGATGAGGTCGTTGAGTTCTCTGACTGCTCCTTTGCGGAGGCTCTCTATCACGCTTGCCGCCTCGGTCTTCGCCGCGTTGATGGTGTCGAGGGCTTCTTTGCGTGCGACGGAGATTTCTTCTTTGGCTCTCGTCCAAATGTTTTGGAGTTCGGTTTTTCCTCCGCTGATGATGTTATGCAAGGTCTCTTTTCCCTGTGTGACGATGCTGCTGAGTGTAGAGACGCCGCTGTCGATGAGGCTGGTGAGTTTCTCTTTGCCTGCGCTGATGATGGTATTGAGCTCGCCTTTTGCTTTGTCGACGCTCTGCATCATGTCCTTCTTGGCTTGTTCCCATTTGTTCATGAACTTTGCGGCTTGTTCGATGATTTCGCCGAGGGGTTTGTCTCTTGCTTCTTCGAGGACGTATTGTATCTGTTTGAGTACGAGGTTGAGGTTGCTTGCTTCTAGGAGTGTGCCGTCGGCGAAGCGTGCCAATGTGTGGGTGGGTGTGTCGCGGTAGATGAGGACTTCGTAGCTGCCTGCACCTTTTTCTTCCGTCATGACGACGGTATCGTCAGAGGTGAGGGTGAAGTTTGTGTAGGCTGCTCCGTTGAGTTTTACTTTGATGTGGGTTTTGTCAAGGTAGGGAAAGGGGAGGGGGAAGCCCGCCCCCCTGTTCCCGTTCCATGTGACTGTGTAACGGGCATAAAAGGTCATTGGTTTTTATTGTCCTTTCGTTTGTTCGTCTTTTGCTTTTTAGGTTTCTGCTGCTTTTTGGCTGCCTTTTCTTGTTTGATTACCTCTGTGCCTTTGATTCTTTCTTGGGGGACGGGGAGTGTATGCTCTAAGAGATGCAGCAGTAATTGCATCCCCATCCAGTTGCCGAAGGGTACTGCGCCCTGTGCTCTGTGTAAGTCATACGAGCTCATGGTGTGTCCGTATCTGCCGCCGCTGAGGGTGTATTTCCCTTGTTCATACAAACTGTCTCCTGCGTTGAGGACGCTGTTGATGTAGTTGAGGACGGGGAATTGGGAGGCGGCTTGTTGGTACATGCCTTGGGAGCGTATTGCACTATTGCCTGTGGTCGTCCGAATGTCCGCGCCTTCGACGCCCGCGATGTTCATGAGGTTCGTGGCATAGGCGAGTGGGGAGAGGAATGCGCCGCGTGTAAGGGCTGATAGTATGAGGGGTTTAACGGAGAGTCGTTTTTCGAGATACTCTTTTCTCTTCTCAGGGTCTAAGGGGTATTTAACGAGGGCGTTGACTGCCGATACTGCTCCATAGCCTGTAAGTCCTGAGATTGCGCTGAATACGCCTGCGGTTGCGAGGGCGAGGGCAGGGCGGTTCATCATGCGTAAGAATTGGCTGTGTGATGCCATGAAGGTGAAGTTGAGGAAGAATCCCATGAGGCGGCGGGTTGCGCTGCTCTTAAACCATGAGTTCATGCTGCCGATGGATGCCTTTGTGAGGGCTCTAGCGGATGTGTCCTCCATGATTTTCTGTAGGGCGAAGTAGGTCATGGGATTTTCCTTCTGCCATGTGCGCCACATTTTGGTGCTATCTTTGGGGTCGAAGTTCTCGGGTAAATAGTGTCTGATGTCTCTGTAGATGAGGTTCAGTTTGGCTTCGTCTATGCCTGCTTCTCTGAGATACAGGGGGTCGAGGAGGGTATGAAAGATTTTGGTCTCTCTGCCGTTCGCGAGGTTCTGTAAGTCTCTGAGTGCACTCCCTCTGATGAAGTCGGTCATGGTGCGGGTGAGGGCGGGCATGCCGTTGAGCATACTCATGAGTCTGCCGCTTGCGTTAATGGCCCTGTCGACGGTGAGGATGCCTCTGCCGATACTCGTGTGTCCGTGGTCTATCATGAATTGGCGCGGGGTTAAGAGGCGTGCGCGGGGGAGCTGCGCGATTTCCTGATAGCCGACGGCTTTGGCGATTTCGACGAGTTCGTCTTTGTTTGCGCCTTGCAGAATGTGCGATACGTATTTGGGGACGAGGAGTGCGCCTGCTTCGCCTGTCGCTCCGATGAGCTCTGCGGCTTGGTTAAAGCCGAGGTTGCCGCCTACTGCTGTGTAGGTGAGGTTTTGGAGCATTCTTGCAAAATGGGTGGCGTATCCTTCTGTGGTTTCTCTTGCTAGGCTTTCTGTGAGGGGGCGTCCTCTGAGTGCGCTGAGGTTTCTGAGGTAGGTTTGGTAGATGTCCTCGGCTTTGTCACGGGAGATTTTGTGCCATTTGCCGTTTTTGTCTCTGATGCCCTGCTGAAGCCTGTTGAGTTCTTCGCGGATTTTGATGTCGTTGTTGATGAAGCCTGCATCGTCTTTGTAGAGGTGTTTCCATGCGACTGCGCCTGCGGTCATGTCGGTGTGGGTGCCCATGAGATGGTCGAGGTCAAAGTCCCTAAGGTCTTTGTCAAAGCTGAATACTGAACCGTCGGGCATCTCTGTCTCTAGGCTCGTGTCCATGATGGTACGGCGTTTCATGTAGGGGAGGAGGTTTAGTTTATCCTCTGTGCTGCTGTGGACAAATCCGTGCCCGTTATCGTCAAAGATGTGTGCGGTCTCTCCAACGGCGTCTCTCCCCGCGTCTTGGTCTACGATGCCAAATGCCCATGCGCTCGCCTCCTTTTCTTTCCATTCTTTGTAGTCTTCCCATGGGAAGCTTTTCTTGAGCTCTTCGAGTGTGCCGTCGATGTCATTGTCCTGCATGAAGCGTTTCATGTTGGCTTCTTCTTTTTCGCTCATGGCGCGCAGGGCGTAGCCGGTGAGGAAGTCGACTGCGTTCTCCTCGTCGCCGCCAAAGGCTGTGTGGTTCATGAATTTCATGTGCTTATGAAAGTCGACGGCGCGGGTCATGCTGCTGTCGAGGGGTGCAAAGTCCTCCGAGACGATTGCCCATTCGTCGAGGGTGTAGTCGTCGGGGTGTCCTTCGGCGCGTTTGGCGTCTTTGTTGAAGTGTTTGAGGATGTCGATTTCAAATTCTTGTTTTTGACGGATGACGTCCACGGCTTCTTTTTGTAGTTTCGTCGGTTCGAATTTGAGATTCGCGAGGCGTTGTTCTTTCTGCGCTTTGGTATACGCGCCGTTCATGATGTCGTGGAGCTGCGCTGTTTCTGCGTTCCATTGGAGAATAGCGTCGTCATATGTGCTCGGTGTAAACCTGCCGCTTGCTAGGGCGTTTCCTAGGTCTTTCGTTCTGAGGTCGATGAGGGCGGCGTCGTATTTTTGGAGCTGCCCCAAGACAAGGTGACGAAGGTGCTCTGCGGGGATATGGGGGCGTCCAAAGGAGTTCTTTCCCTGCGTGCCCAGCTGATACGGGTCGTTATAGGCGCGTGTGACGAGGTATCTGAGTGTCGGGGCTGCGCTGAAGTATTGTTTGCCGTAGTCGGTGCCGAGGTATTTGTTCTGCCCTATCCATCGCCAGAGGGGGGCGAGTTTATATAATGCGCCGTCTGTAAACCCTTCGTCCGCTCCTTCGTCCCCGGGGAGGATGGCTTTGTCTTTGTAGATGTGGGGATGGTAGGGGTTATCGACGCTGAATCTGACGCCTTCCTGTGTCACAGCTTCTCCGTTCGGGAGGAGGGAATATCCGCGTGCTTTTTCGATGATGCGCTCTGCGGCTTCGTAGATGGCGTCGTTGATTTGTTTGTTGCTTGCGTTTTTGTCGCCCATGAGGTGACGCATGATGCGGGTGAGTTCGGGGAGCTGTGGGAGGGGCCTTCCTTTGCTCATCTGAAGTTCTACGGCGTGGGCGAGGATTTCTTCGGGGTCGTCTGACACTGCGTGCTTCATGGCTTCGTGCCAGATGCCTTTGCCGCCGTCTTTGGTCTTTTTGACGACTGCCGCCATGAGGGCGTCGTACATGTCCTTCGGTGCGCCCTGCAAGCCTCTGTGGATGATGTTCTCATGTGCGACGAGGGCTTTGAGGTCGTCGGTGCTCTTTACTGCGTCGCGGTTGACGAGTGTGGTATCGATGGCTCTGACGTATAAGGCGCGCATGTTTTTGGGGAGCTGAAGTCCGACGCGGTTTGCGAAGTGTTCGATTTGTTCGCGGGGGGCAATATATGTGCCGCCTTGATATTTGATAAGCTTTGCCGTTTCACGCTCTAAGCGCATGTCCGCAGGGACTGCCGCGTGGGTCATTAGCCCGAGGTTGTCTTTTGCTTCGGCATCCGCCGCGCCGAGCATTTTTCGAGCGATGTTTGTTATTTCTTCTTTCGGGGCAATCTGTACGACGGTTCTGTCAGGGTCGGGGTGTCCTGCGGTTGTGTGGGCGTTCTTCGTCTCGATGTTGTCTAGTTTGTCCATGGCAGCATCGATCCTCGCTGTGACTTTGACGCCGCGCGATGCGAGACTGCCCGCAAGGTCGCCGAGGAGGTAGAAGCCGCTGCCTGCAATAAATCCGCCTGCGACTGCGCCGATGGGGTTAAATTCTGTACCGCCTACTTTGTGTGCTCCGTAGTTGTTGGCGAGGTTGATGCCGCCCATCTGTGCGCCTGTCCATGCGGCTCTTGCTACTTTTTGCCCAAAGCCGCTTTTGATGACTTTGCCTGCTGCGCCGAGTCCTCTGCCAAGGGGGATGAGGTTGAGGGGGTCGAGCAAGCTGCCTGTGAGTGTGCCGAGTGCGCCGATGCTGAGGTAGTCCTGCTCCTGCGCTCTGTATGCTCTGTCGTCTCGTTCCTGTTCGTAGGCGATGAGCTTCATGAGGTGTTCTTTGCTTGTAGCTTCGCTCAGGAGGCGGGCGATTTTTTCGTTCTTCGCCGCGCGATCCATTTGAGGAAACATGTTGTTAATAGCAAGAAGCTCAGTATCGTCGGGAAAGTAGCTCCCTGCGGGGATACCTCCTTCGCCCGAGGGGCGCATGAAGAGTTGTCCGACGAAGGTTTCTTCAAAGCCGTGTTTGATGCCCTCTAGGTAACTTAGAGGGGAGGGAGGTTCAGGCTGTTCGTAGCGTCCTTCCCATGTTTCATACTGCTGCTCATCCAAATCGTCATAAGAGACGCCCATGCTGTTGATGCCGGGGGTGAGATTCCCTGCGGGGTTCATCCATCGTCCTGCGTCGACTGTGGTGTCGGTGAATGCGATGTGTCCTCCCTCTCCCTGTACCAGGTGCATGAGTCCTGATGTCTCAAGCTCCTCGGGGGTGAGGGAATAGAATTTATCCCGCACGGATTGGCTGTAGGAGAGCTGCGAGGGGTACACGTTGCCGTTAGACTCTTCGGGGGTGTCGGGGAGGAAGCCTCGGTCGTAGTGGTAGAGTCCGAGGTCATGTCTGCCGTAGTGCGAGTTGGGCATGTATAATGCCATGTCCTCGTCGCTTGCTCCGCGTTCTTTGAATTTGTCATAGAGGTCGCTGAGTTTGGTATACATGACTTTGTCCTGGATGGCAGGAGGGACGCTAGAGGGATGGACGCCGACCCATTCGTCATAGCCTGCGGCTGCCGCCCATGCGTCCCATGTGCCGGGCATGAATTGGTATGCGCCGCCTGCGCCGGTGTCGCCGTTGTAGGCTGCGTAGTTGCGTCCGCTTTCTTGTCCGAAGGTGGCTGTCATCATGCGGATGATAAATTCTTCTTTGGTCATTGTTTGAGGGGGTCTCCTTTCTTTTAATCAGTTGTCGGGGAGTCCGAATTTGCGTCCGAGGGCTGTGAGTTTTTCGCTCCATGTCTTTGGGGTGCTGTTGTTGTTGTTGTTGTTGAGGAGCTTGCGCTGCTCTGCATAGTCGACGCTGTCCATGTATTCTTGTTCATTCTCTGCCGCCGCTTTTATCTGTGCGGGGGTGAGGTAGAGGGTCTGTCCCGTCATGGCGGCGTAGACTTTGAGGCGGTTGTGTTGGTTGTCCCATGTGAGTTGGAAGCTCGCCTGTAGGTCGAGGCTGCCGTCGTTGAAGTAGTTGTGTATTTCTTTGGTGATGCCGTGGTCGTAGGCGGTGGGGGAAAGTCCGTTCGGTGTGCCGTCTTTCTTATGCCCGTTGCCGTCAATGACTGCTTTGGGGATGGCACAGGAAAGTGCTCCATAGCCGTATGCCCAATAGTTCTTTGATATGTCCTCTGAGACGCGTGTCACGGCTGCTTCGGGGGCGATGCCTGCGCCGATGAGGATGCCGAGTTTGGTGCGGGCGAGTGTGGCAAGCCCGGGTGTTGTTGTGATGGGGATGGCAAGGGAGGGGGCGTCTTTGTTTTCTTCGTCGAGGTTCAGGATGTCGATGGTGTCTCCGTAGTCGCCTAATGCTTTTGTGCCTGCGCTTTCGATGCCTTTCCATGCTTCTTTGTCCCGCTTTAGTTCCATGACGGCGGTGTAGTCGCTGATGCTTGCGTCTTGTCCTTGACTCTCTGTGAGGGTTTTCCAAAGGTAGATGTCGGCGTCGATGTCCTCGCCGTACACCTCTGCAAAAAAGCTCGGGTTGGCGCTGCGCTGCCGTGCAAATGCGTCGACGGTTGCGATGGCGCGCTGTTTTCCTTCGCTGCTGTTCAGCATGGAGGAGGTGAGTGTGCCGAGTTGTCCGACGGCATAACTCTTAAATCTGCTCTTGGCACTGCTGAATGTTGGAGTGTTGAGGAGCTGCAGGGCTTCTTCGGCTGAGACGATACCGCCCGTATATGCTGCCATGAGGGCGTTTGCCGCCGCGTCGTCTCCCGAAAAGCCTGCGTCCTTTGCACTCTTGTCGGGGAGGAAGCCTCCGCGATATATGGCGACTTGGCGCATGAATGCGTCGCTGTTGCTCTGCTGCTCTGTTGCCGCTTGTGCCTGCTTCATGCTGCGCCGCGAAAGGGATTCGCGGTAGTTCTGTCCTTTGCTGATAAGCCCTGCGATAAGGCTGCCGTATTTCTTTTTGTCTACGTCGGGGAGTGCTTCGTAGGCGTCCATGCCTGCTTGCTCCGAGTGTTTGAAGGCTTCTTCGAGGGTGTGCCTTACTTCTAGGTCGTGCCTTGTAAAGATTTTGTCCTGTTCAGCTTCAAAGGCTTTGTAATACGGGCTGATGCTTGTGCCCATGAACTGCCCGTAGGTCATGGGGCTGCCGAAGCGGTCGTCCTGTGTGTGCCAGACGCCTATCTCCAGCTCTTTGAGGGCGTCGAGGGCGCGCTTATCGCTTTTGCCGCTGAGGAGGTAGTCGTTGATTTTTCCGTCGACGGCTTTGGCGATTTCTTCGGGGCGAATGCCCTGCAACTTTGCTTCGTTGATTGCCGCTTGGATAAGCCGTTTTGTTTCGCCGTCGTCTTTTTCTGTGTCCCAGAGGTAGTCGAGGCTGTATTGTTTGAGCCTGTCGCCGAGGTTGATTAAGGCTTCTTTGTGACTCTCGGCGTCTAACCATTTGGTGTGTTGGTCAAAGAGTGCCGCTTCGTTGACGGGGGCGTGGTCGTAGAAGCCGAGGTCGAAGGCGATTTGGTTGGTGATGGGGCGACGGTCTTTGAGGGCGTTGTAATACTCTTTTCTCTTTTGTACGTAGTCGTCTAACTGTTCTTCTCTTGTCTTTTTGTACTGCGAGGGATCCTCGGCGAGGGCGTGCATGTAGTCGCGGGTAAAGGCGGCGTTTGCGGTTTCGCCGACGTTTTTGTCGAGTAGGCTCATGGCGTAGTAGTTGTCGGCGAGGGGGAGCATTCCCGAGTTCGCGAGGAGGGTTCTTGTGTCTAGCTCTAGGCGGTCTTTCTCTGTGGTGCTGTTAATGAGCTGTTGGGCTTTGGCGATGCCGTATTCTTTGCGGTAGTCTTCGGCGGCGCTTTGTGCGGCGATGATGGTGTCGGCTGTGCCTTCGAGGGCTGTCATGAGGGCGTCTGTGGTGCGCATCTCTATTTGCGCGGGACGGAAGGTGTCGTAGCTTCCGACGTATCCTTCGACGGGGTGTTTTTTGAAGTTTTCGAATGTGCCGAGGCTTTGTGCGAGTGCCATATTTTTGTGTCGGTGCTCCTTTCTTTTGATGGGTTAAAATCTGTTGTAGGTGAGGGACGGCGGGCTAAAGTACTGCCGCCCGTAGCTAAAGGACGGTGTGCTGCTGAAGGTGTACGGGGTGCTGCTCATAGGGCTGTTATAGCCGATGGGGAGG